AATAGATTATTACTTTTCTTTTGACATATTCTTTGCTATGTTGCAATTGTCTATCTTGTTAAGAGATTGATAATACAGCCAAGAGGTCTTGCATTAGTAAGGCTTTTTGGTGTTACATATTAAATCATTTACTTTTAGGAAATAATAGTGTATTGTCTTATGTGTATTATACAATAACAACAATAACTATGAACGAAAAAATCACAGACAACACTGAAAACAACATAGAAGACACTAAGGTGTTTATTTTGCAGTCTTTAGCTACTACATATTCGGAAGACATAGACTTCTTAAAAAAAGTAAATAAGCTAACATTTGGCTTAAGCTCTAGGTAGAACAACAATAACAACAATAATAATAACAATAATTCATTATGGCGAAAACAAGACTTATCAACACGAAATTTTGGACTGACACATATATACAACAATTAGATACTGACACTAAGTTGTTGTTTTTGTACTTATTAACAAATAAACATACTGAAATTTGTGGTATTTATGAAATCTCTATACAGACAATACAATTCGAAACAGGTTTAACTTCGGATAGACTATCAAAGGCTATGCATAGACTATCAGATAACAGCAAGATATTTTATGTAGAAGACTTCCTTTTGATAAAGAATTTTCAAAAACATCAACAATCCAACCCTAAAATACTACTAGGGGTACAAAGAACTCTCAAAGAACTACCATGCAGTATAAAGGAGGCTTTTTGTGTAGTTAAAGACAACAACGATAGGCTATACATAGACTATGATACTCTATCACACTTAAACTTAAACTTGAACTTAAACTTAAACCTAAATATACCTAAAGGTATACAGATAGAATCTGATAAAAGTATTAAAAAAGATATTTTAGTTTTACAGGAATCCGAACCAAAAGAAAAAAATTCCGCTAAAAAAGAAAAGGTAGAATACGGTAATGCAGAAGTTAATCAGATGTTAGGAACGATTAAGAAGCTACTTTTTCTGGAAGACTTTAAGGAAACTAAAAAAATGCAACGAAACTTTGGAAAGCATTTAGTTAATTTGAAAAACAAACTAGGTCAGGAGGAATTTAGAGATAGGTTTTTAATTTTAGGCAAAGACCAATTTCACCTAAAAAACATGGGGAGTTTACAATATTTGTATAAACAGATTAAGGGATTTGTACCGCTTCAACAAGATAATTCAATAAAATCATTTACCTAGAAAACTATGAACCTTCAAAAATACACACCGAACTACACGCTAGATGTTATACTGTTTGATAACAGTTTTTATATTTTAGAGAATACCAATATAAATCATATTAAACTAATTCTAACGAATGATAAGTTTATTGAATTGAACGGTCATTTAGTGGCAACAAGTGCAATAAAAAAGGTTGAAAAACGCTTATTAAAGCCTATAATTAACAAAACTAAATATTATAAAGATATGGCTAGCCAAACAAACAATGTATCAAAGGAAGCAATCGAAAGAGCAAAAGAACACGCAAGAAATTTAAAAACATAATTTAACCAAAAAACTTATAAAAGATAAAATAACCGAAATTATACAGAACATAAAATATCTATGTATCGGCTTATTGTGCTTTGTGGCAATAAGGTTTATTTTCTCAATTATCTCATGTTGATAAATAACTGATTAAGCATTATAATATGTTTGGCAATGAATAATTATCTTATACTTAACAAATAAACCTATGAATGAGCCAACCAAGCATTTAGAAGATTGCGAAACGCCAGTTGTAAGATGTATTCAAGACTTAATGGAAGTATATAGAATGAGAGAGTTACCCCCTAAAACACGAATAAAGATTATAATGGTAGTTGCATTGTCTCAAAGTAATAAAGTAGGAGCACAAATAGCAATAAGACTTGCTGACCAGTTTATAGCTTTACTAAAAGACAAAGACAAAAGCCTTGTTGTTGATTGATTAAAATAGTGTTACAATATAAGTAATCTAAAACTTCCTATGACACCTAGAAAACCAAAACATCTACACGAACAAAAAGGCAGACCAACAGACTACAAGCCTGAATATATATTAAAGGCAGACGAATATTTAAGTAAATACAAAGACGAGGTAAGTACAATTGTTAAATCAGAAAATCCCTTTAGTGGAGCTACTACGTATGAAAGAGTACTTAAAGTAAACTTACCTACCATAGAAAAGTTTGCTGTTTATATTGGACATGTAGTGTCTACTTTATATGAATGGGACAAGCTTTACCCAGAATTCTCGAAGGCTTTAAACAAAATTAAACAAGAACAAAAGAACAGATTACTAGATAATGGACTGTCAGGAGCCTATAATTCAACGATAGCTAAGCTAATCTTATCAGCTAATCATGGAATGAGCGAAAAGACATTAACGGACATCACCTCAAACGGTGAAACAGTAAATTTCTATTTACCAAAAAAAGATGATTTGGAAACCACATAAAAAACAAGAGCAAGCACTCAAGTCTAGTGCATTCGAAATATTATTTGGCGGTGCAAGGTCAGGAGGTAAGACCGAAGCAGGGATCATGTGGTTACTCTACGACAAGAACAATTCTAAGTATCGAGCATTAGTTATCCGGAAGAACGCAACAGATATGAATGACTGGACAGCTAGAGCCAGATCAGTCTACGAGAAAGTTGGTGCAATATATGTTGGTGGTGAGTTCAGATTTCCAAGTGGTGCTACAATCGTTTTAGGACATTTAAAAGATGATCAAGCGTTTACCAAGTATCAAGGACACGAATACCACAAAGTATTGATCGAGGAATTGACTCAGATTGCTAGCGAGGAATTATATATGAAGCTGATTAGTTCTTGTAGATCAACGGTAGACGGACTAAAGCCTCAAATATTCTGTACTTCTAATCCTGACGGAGTTGGTAGGTTTTGGGTAAAGAGAAGATTTATCGAGGGTCATACACCGTCAATACCTTTTCGGGATGAGATTAGCGGTAGGACTAGAGTGTTTATACCTGCAACAGTCGAAGACAATCCTACTATTATAGAGAAAGATCCAGATTATGTAAAATACCTTGAATCATTACCCCCAGACCTCAAAGCTCAATGGAGATATGGTAGTTGGGACTACACAATTATTAAGGGGGCTATATACGGTTCTGACATGATCCAGGCACAGAAAGAACACAGAATATGTTTTGTACCGCTCTTGCCTTATCAAGATGTGCATGCAGTATGGGATATAGGTTTATCAGATAAAATGGTATGTTGGTTATTCCAGGTGCAAGGGCTAGAGGTTAGAATGATTGATTTAATTGATGGTGATAATAAGGAATGGGGTTATTATGTACAGGTTTTAAGGGAACGAGGTTACGCTTATGGGACAATGTTCTTACCGCACGATGCAAGCAAACGAGATCCAAAATCATTACAAAGTTTCGACCAATTCTTAAAAGATAACCGGTTTAAAACTTACACAATCGAAAGACCAAAATCAGTTCTTAATGTTATTCAAAGGACTAGGACAATATTCCCTAGACTATTCTTTGATTCGGTTAAATGTGGTGATGGTGTAAGGGCATTAGAGGCATACAGGCGTAAATGGGATGATATAAGAAATATGTATAGCGATGAACCTTACCACGACTGGACAAGTCATTATTGTTTAAGTGGTGACACTAGAATCAAGCTAACTAGAGGGGAAACTAGAATTGATAAGGTCATAGTAGGCGATTTAGTTGATTTGGATGGGGTCAAGGGTAAAGTTACTGCATCAGTTTGTACTGGCATAAAAGATTTAGTATTGCTTGAGTTCTCTAATGGCACAAAAATTAAAACTACTAAACAACATAAGATTTTCACGAATACTGGACTTGTAACAGCTGACGCATTAAGTTATAATCATGTCATACATACTGACAATAACTATTTGTGGAAGTTATCGGATTTCAAGTACAAAGGGATACGAGAGGGGATTATATCTCTTATCAGAAAGTCAAATATAGATTATGGAAAAGCAGAGAGAAAGCTGTTTCGCAAATTAACAATAGGCAATTGTTTTTGCATAGAAAGGTTTGGGAAGACATTAACGGTAAAATATTTAAAGTTGAAGAATTGGTTTGCAAAGACGGTAACAATTTTAACTTTACCCTTACGAATTGGGAAAAAAGACCTAAAGGCACAGGAAGAAATGTATTATCAAAACACCCTTATCAAGAGTTCAATGGAAGCAAATACTACAAAACTAAAACAGGATACTTTAATAATAAAGTCATTAGAAAATACATACACAGAATGGTTTGGAGTTATTCTAATGGAGAGATTAAAAAAGGTTATGAAATACATCATATTGACGAAAACAAAGCCAACAACCATATTACAAACCTCCAGCTTATATCTAGAAGCGACCACGCAAAACTACATGCAAAAACTAATAAATGGATCGGGAGTGACGCAAATAAAAAACAACTATTGTCAGCACAAATTAAAACTAAAGAATGGCATGGGTCAAAAGAAGGCAAAGCTTGGCACTCAATACATGGAAAGCAAACTTGGGCAAACAGAAAGAAAACTACAAAATTATGTTGTTTATGTGAAAAGTCTTATGGAACATATTACCTTGAAAGATCTAAGTATTGTGGGAGCAAGTGCAAAAGTAAGGCTTATAAAAAAAACTATAATAAAAGCTGAAAGAACTTACGATCTAACGATTGAAAAGCACCATTGTTATTATGCAAACGGGGTGTTGGTTAGTAATTGCGATTCTGTTGGCTTGTTAGAATCAGCTCTCAGAATACTTTTAACTGAAACACAAACTTTTAATCAATCATCATCAGAAATACAGTATTCTGCTTATGGCGAACCACTTTAGCCACTTATAACTTATAACATAAAATATGAATTCTTCAAAACCTACCACCGCAGAGATGCTAGCTTGCATACCTTTTAGGGGGCGATTTATCGATTGCAATT